ATGCTAGGACACGAGTACTATTATACCATCCAGTTGCTTCCGCATGTAGGACGTGATAACCGCCTGTTGGTTCTGTCTTTTGATATAAAGTTGAACCACTGGTCCATCTTCCTTCCATTCTACTAGCAGGAAACTCAGCAAAATATGGTATAACCATACGATGCATGACCAGTTCCGTAATTTCACGGGCAACCTCAGGATAGATTGGTTCTAACAGTAGTTGCATATCATCTACATGTTCCCTTTTTCTTTTTACAGAACGAGGAATTTCAAATGCTTTCTTTTGATCACAGAGTGATATGACGTTATCGTATAACTGTCTCGTCAACACCTTATCATATGTTCTGATGAAATCTTCGCTCATTTACCTGTTGATAGTTCAGCATTTGCTGCATTTAAGTGTGATTCAAGATGATTGTAAAGATCTTCTGCGATCACATCATTTTGTTCTGAGTAAGACTGTGTGTGTCCTAGGGGACAACCCATCATCATGTCCAGAATAAATCTGATTTGGTTTGTGTCTAGTGGTACGTTTGTAGGTAGATTCATGATAATGAGTTGTATAATCTCTATTGTAACTGATAATGTGTAGAAGGTCAAGCAAGATTTGTTCCTTGTAGTGTATGTCCTTCTGTACAGAAATCTCCAGTGAGAAAAGTATTAAATGATACTGTGACTCTATCTCCATCAGAACGCATAGTAGAATGCTCTAACATTGAAGGAAACACAATGATAGTGCCTGCATCTGCAGTAATTTGTTGATGAGTATGCTTCCTATAATAATCACTATCACTTTTAGTTATCATATTAATAGGTAGCATTGGATCATGCCATGGATCTGGTCTATGAAACATCAACTTATCATCATCGTCAAAGAACACCACTCCACTAAACTGTGAGTTTGGATGTGTATGTACCTGTGCCGCTTCTCCTTTGTTATACAGATTTGCCCATGAGTCTAAGAATTTAAAACCTGCATTATTAGAATCTTTGTCGAGATTGTGTATAAGATTTTCTATTGTACCTGTAATCGTAGCTTTCAATTCTCTCATGAAAGGGAGATCCAAGATACGAGTGTTCTTAGTTTGTCTTGGACTTGCGATAAACTCTAGTTCTTGTATCTGTCTCTTTAATCTCCATGCTTTAGATCGTGGAAATTTTTGTGAGATAATAAATGTAGGGCAAATATTAATTAGTTGTGGATCTATCTCCATTTACTTGATGCTTTCACTTCAACAGTTTTTAATGATTCAATTTCGTCACTCTCATCAGGATTAGTATGATATGTGACTTCTTTTAATGTTCTAAGATATTCTAGAACATGTTTTCTGATCTCCATGAGTTCTTCATAACATCCTTGGTTATGGGCACACCCACGCAAATCATGGTCTGGTTTCATTACAGACTCAGTAAATAACGACAATGCTCTGTCGTATTTTATAGCAGCAGGTTCATCACCAACTGATGCTTGATCTCTCATAGCGATACTTAATTGTTTCATTATAATATAGCACAGTTATATGTTTTTTAGTTTCAAATTGTATGAAATTGATACTCTATCCTCATCTGATTCATTTCTGGATACGTAATGAGGAAGTGATGAAGGGTGTAACCATCCTTCTCTCACTTTAGGAGGAATAATATACTCAGATGCTGTAGTTATTATATTCTCGATACCATTTATATAGGGTGACGGAATATACAGATCTCCAGATTGCTCAGGTGCTTGTAAATAAAATGTACCACTTAAATTAGAGTTAAAATGTGAATGTATTCTTTGATATGATCCTGGGGGCATAACATTGATCCAATAGTCTGTTAGATCAATAGAGATAGGAGGTAATCCAAATTTTGCTTCTCCAATACCAGCAGCAAATTCTTGCATACAATACTCACGTACTGTATCAATCAAAACTTCATCCATAAACTTCTTCATCTCATTATTACATAACTCCTCAAGATATGGATAGCGAACTTGATATCCTCCTACCATAGTAGAGTTATGAATATGTTTATCCCATTTACAATCATAGATTGCTTCTAAAAGTTTTGCAATATCAACTTCATTTGTCCTGTAATTAACAATCCTACATCTAAAATCAAGATATTGCATTAGAATGTCCTCCAGTGTGAAGGATGAATGAGTCCTGTCTCTAGGTTAACATATTCTTCTTTTAATGAGATCTTGATGTCTCCTGCAATACTTCTCAAATACTTTCCTTTCTTATGTCCCTCTGGTGGTACTGAGTGACGCATAGACCCAGGGAATACCAATAGATCTCCTGCCTCTACTGGTAAAAACGTGCTTCCTGCATTAATAAAATTATCTTCAAACGTGTGTGAACGTGGATCTGGTTTAGGATCAAAAACTCCACCAAAATATTCATTTGGACTCTTTGGAACAGTAAATACTAGACCAGTTTTGTATGGTGTGCTAACATAATATACAAAGGATAGATCAGAACACGCATGATTATGTTCAGACATATTGTCTGTATACTCTTTGATAGTACACCACGACTTCATGAAATGAACATCGTGCATATCTGATTTGATACCTGCACTGTTTAGACATTCACGAACATTATCTGCTATAATAGTAAAGAACGAAGAGAGATCCTCATCTTTATGCATTACACTCTTACCTCTTGCTTCACCAGTTAGATGATATCCTTTCGCATATTTGTCTGCAAATGTGCATGGATCAAAATGATGTTCTGTTTTAGATTCCAACAATTCTTTCCATTTTTCATGTCCATCAACCTTACATTGGTAAATAACTGTAGGGAACAGCGGATGAATTTTATTAGTCATGAGTATTGAATCATATAATAATTATCTCACTGAAGAGAGTGCTTTAGACCTACGTGTAGAAGCTAATACTATTCTAGCACAAGATCCAGAAGAAAAGTTAACTTGGTGGTATGAATTGAGTAAATCACCATCAAATATTATTGAGAATTTTATATTAAAATCAGCACATCAACATGGATTAGACGGATATCTAGGTGCTGAATGGTGGATTAGATCACATGATACTATTGAAAGTCAATGGTATTTTCATGTAGACGGCGATGTCGATAGATTTAGACAAACTGGTGAATATCTTGCTGCACCATTTTCTACTGTAACATATCTATGCGACGGTGGGCAACCCACTGTTGTATGTGATCTACATCATGATTGGTTAAAGACTGACGGTGTATATGCAACTGGTAATGATGACTGGTCATTTTGGTCATATCCAAAAATGGGTAAGCATATTTGTTGGTCATTACCATACTTCCATGGAGTTCCTGCAAATATGGGACATATACAGCCTGGAGACAAAAGAGTTACACTTATGTTTAATTTGTGGAACACTCGTCCATTTGAACCTGCATGTATAGAATATAATTTACCACACAAAATAAAAGACGGTGAAGTGTTCCTATATCCAAAAAAGGATACTAATTTGGAGTTTCGTGAACCCCATGGACACTTTACCGCTTACTTAGAGGGCATACCTACTGCTGTTCAATTTCATGGTTATCATAAAGCAGGAGATTCTTTTTTAGTTACTCAATATAGACCTTCTAACTTGTCGGAGGATCAGTATTTTCCCAAATCATAACACCATTTTTAAATACACACGCATAGACATAGTGATCAGAATCAACAGATAGTGCAGGACGTGGGAAATAGTCTTCAGCAAAATCTTGTGCTGTATATTCATCAGAATAAGTTATACCACCAAAGGATGAATTAAAAAACTCTGTATATAATGCATCAGGCATCAAATTTTTATAGAAATCATAAACTGTATTAAGTTTAGTGGTATCACCTTTTGCTTCTAAATCTCTAATATTAGATGCATTGTAAAACAAAATTACCTTATCATTAGCAAAAGATTGCAGTGATGAGAGTGAAATTAATTCTTTAAGGTCTAGAAAATTTTCCATGATTACTTGTTAAGTGTAGTTGCATACTGACGTAGTATTTTTTGTCTTAATGATCCAATATATGTAGCAGGGTCTGTTTGATTTCCCTGCTGATACCATTTATCTTCGTCTATACTATTTAAACATCTTGCAGATATATCGAGATAATCATAGAACATTTCTCTTGCCCATGAGTCTTGAATCATCGTTTCTGCCCAGATAACACACATTCTACGTTTACCTTTAGTAACTGGTGATACTGTGTGCCATAAATTAGGGTCAAATACAACACTTTGACCTGCGTTTAATCGTAGTTGTACATCAATATTACCAACTTTAATTGTTAAATCACCACCTTCATATTCTGTGTGATTGTTTAGAGCAGTAAGTATAACTAGATCACTACGTAATCCATTCATAATAGAGTTATCACAATGGAGTTTATACTCTCCATTATCATCTAATACTGCATCATATTCATTAAACATTGGTGCAGTACAATGTTTTATATGAAAAGAAGTTAACCATGGATCTTGATTAAATGCATCCATGAATAATGTAGCAGCTTTATCAACTACATCTCCTGCTAGTTCTCTATTTCTTTTAACTTGTCTGTTATCAGTACCAGACTCTGAACCATCTATAAAATTACCACAATTATAAAGATCATTGATATTTTTACAAATGACTTCACTTAACCATGTATGTTGACGAATCATTATTCACTTTGTGCTGCTTTTGCTTCTTCTAATAGTGCTTGTTCTCTTTCAATTTGTTTGATTAGAACTTCAACTGGATCAGTAAGATGAGATATATCAGATACGTTGAACAACGGTGCAGGTCTAGAGAGTTGTAGTGCGATATCAACATATCTCTTCATTGTCTCTTCCATTGCACCACCTGGGACATCTTTTCCTGGGAATGTTACCCATTGATCATCACTACCAAGATATGTTGCTCCCTCATTATAGGGTAAATAATTCTTTTTGTAAACAATAGGGTCAATAGGAACTTTAATTTCAGCAAGAACTTGAGTACCAGACTCAAACTGATCTGGTAGTTCACGACATAATTGTCTATATTTTTTCCAATCTACTTTCTCATCAGCAGTAACAGGTGCATCTTCTAACATTGTCCAATCACTAGAATGTAAGAAGAAATCTCTCCATGCCTTTACTCTTGTAAGAGATAAACCTTTACATTCATCAAGAACTTGATTCATTCTAATACTTTGATGCTCAAATTCAGTTGATAGTTGTGCATCAAATGCTTCGGATATATCAGCAACAAATTTCTGTACTACATCAAGATCTACTTCAGTAAAAATATATGGTTTCCAAAAATACTCTCCTGTAGTATGATTACGAACATACTTTTTTTTATCACATGACCATTTTTCTACTGGATCATTTTGATAGTTAAATGATATTAAAAGATCCTTATCACTATCCCATAGTGGGTAGATAATAGGAGTTATAAAAGTTGTCCAGTCTTTTTCAGAAAAAGTTCTGGAATAACCACCACGAATGATAGTTCTGTTCAATGCCGCGATTGAGACTGTTTGATTTGTGATAGACATGTTTTATACAGGTTGCTGATAGTACCATCCAGTTACAACATATTTAGTACCTGAGAGCACTAAGTTGCCTTTATGAGTGTGAGTAAATCCTGCTGGCCAAATGACTAGTGTGCCTATAGTTGGATCAATTCTACGTTTTTGATATAAAAATTCAGTTTCACCGCCTTCAAAATCTTCGTTGAGATATATCATCCAGACTAGTTCTCTAGCAGTTTCACTCCATGAACCACGTTCGTAGTGATAAACATGATATCCACCACCCTCAGGAGTTTCTTGAAACTTAACTGACCATGAAGTTAATGGTGTGGTATTAAGTGCATTAAATTGAGCACAGTAATCATTAACTCCAGATTGCAAGTATTGATTTATCCTAGCAGTCAATGGTGTATTAAGAGTCTCCAACATAATAGAGAGATCACTTCTACCTAATTCACCAGTAGCAAATTGATTAACTCCCGCCATTGTCTGTTCATAGTTATCAAATGGTTGACGACTACGAAGATCTTTCTCCATATGTTGCTGAACTGCCTGTTCTTTCCATTCATTATAAAAACTTACAATATCATTACATACCGCAGAGGGCATAAAGTTTTTATAAACAGCAATGAAATCATTATATTCTGCCTTCCCACCCATCATATTAATAGGAATGATGGGAGTGACCATCTCATTGAAATTCGATGATCCAGGAGTTGTGATCGCCATAATATTACCAAGCTTTAATTAAGTATTTTACCCTAAAGTATTTAAGCACGAGTGGAACTGCTGTTTGTGGGATAACCCCTGCAGTTACACTAAGTTGTTCACCAGGGGTCATTGTGATTGTCCCCTCGTTGAGAGTCATACCTGCCTGAGCAGGTGTAACTGCATTTGCACCAGTTAATGCTTGAGATTCAAACATAGTTACTGTTTGTCCTCTATCATTTACAACACCATCATTTACTTTTGTAGCACCATAGGCATTTGTATATGCATCTGCATCTGCTGTAGAATAATATGGTTCTGATTTACAGTAAGAAAATTGTTCATCAGTTCCTGATCTAACAGGAGAATATTCTGCTAAGTAATGAGTATGTTCTGCGGGTGTTCCTTGTGTAGGATTAAACTGACTGATTGGTGCAGTGTTAGTAATCATGTTTGATGACTGTGCGACATCAGCAGGAGTACCATTATCACCACCGTTACGTTGATCTCTTTCTGAAGTTAGAACAGTGTGACCATGTGGAGGTGGACCATTTAAAACTCTCGGTTGTAATGGACCAATAGTGATTTCTGCAGTTCCTCCTAGTGTACCAGAAACAAATCCGATACATTCATTATAACCTGATACCCTTACTGATCCTACACCATATTCTTCGTTTTGTCTAGCTCTTGAAATATACCATTCACCACCAACATCACCAACATTCATCTGTGCATCATCAGGTGTGATAGATCCTACACCATCTACACCACCAGGACCTACAACTCTTTTCATTCTAAGATCAGGCACATTAAATACAGCATTTTGTACTGTACCAGCAGGATTACCCCAATCAGATAATGTAACTGTGCTGGGATTTGTACCACCATACTTATCTCCAATTATATCATATAACATTGGATAATCATTAACACTGTGTTGTGCTCCATCACAGTATAACCAGCCAGGATAGTTGTTAGCGACTGCACTAGGACCATTTCCATTTGTATCTACAAAGACACACATGATAGTTCCGATAGGTATTCCACTATCGTCATGCATATCACTGTAATGGTGATTATATTTGTGTTCTAATCTTACTACCATGTTAATATTTGATTAGGAATTCCATAACAATGTAGGGAGATACGATATCATCAAACTTTGTATCAGTATCTGTTCTTATATTTACATTTGCTTGTAACCCATCAGGTCTAATAGTTTCTACATTAGTTGTAGCGGTGAAATTAGTATCACCAATTTCTTTCTCAATTCTATGAGAGTGTATAGTTTGGTTTACTGTATCAGTTCCTGGGGGAGACGATACTATTTCCTCAGTATTTCTACAAAGTGGGTATGCATAACTACCATCATTTGCTATAACATCATATGGTCTTAGATTACCAACATTTACAGTAGCATTGTTTGGCCAACTGGTAACAGTTTTAGTTGTAATAGTTTTATTTGCTGTCCAGTTTGAAGCAGCACCACCATATGTACCAATAAAGTAAGAAGCAAATCCACCACATCCAGCATTACAATTATTTGGTCCACCACCTCCTTGTATAGTCTGTTGATAGTACGCTACGTAAACACCAGGGCAGTCTGGAGTAGAGGTTGTTACATCAGCAGGTCTTAAATAATATGGTCTAGATGTATTTCCATAAGCTCCTGCAGGAGACCCAGGATCTTCTTTAACAGTCACACGAGCAGTAGATGAATAATGCATATGAGGACCGATCATCTGATCACTAACTTGTTCGCTCTCTGTATTTGTTGGTACGGTCCACCCTACATTACCATTTAGAGTAAAATTTTGTTGAGGTACGGTAAACACACCATTGAATCCAACGTTTGCTGAATTACCTACGTTTGATGTAATTTCTACACCAACACCTGCTTTTTGAATAGTAGCATTAGCAGTAATTTTTTCAATATTTCTATATGTACCAACGTTAGCATTAACAGATGCTTCAATATGTTTAGATCCCATATCTGGAACTTGAAACTGATCATCTAAAAGTGTTACATCTGTTTTTTTATAGATGCTTGCAGCACCTGTACCAAGAATACGTGCTAACTCAGGATATTGTCTTTCTGAATAGATTGCACCATCACATTTAAGATATCCTGCTGGTAAATCTACGACATTTGTAGAACCATCTGGATCACCGTCTTGAATAGGTAGAGACCACTGAATGATAGTCCCAGGAGCAGACCCCAATTTTGATCTTTCTCGTGTTAAAAACTTCATCAGTATGCTCTAATTAGGTACATCATAGACAATGCGGGAGTTTTAATATCCACGTTAATATTTAGTGCTGACGGGATATTTTGCACACCTATGTTAGTTGGTGATCCAGTTAAATTACTTTGAACTTGAATAGTATCAACTGGAACAATTGTAGGAGGTCTAACATAACCAGCATTCATAACAACTTCAAATGAATAATGGTTGTGTGAATTGATTGTACTGTTTCCAGTCATATCCTCTTTAAGATGATTTAATGTAGTTGGATATGTCTGAGATACACCAGTTGATTGATTAATTTGATCAGCAGTCTGACTACCATACCAGTTCTTTTTATTAGTCATGAATCCTGACTGAGAAGATTCACGATAGTTACATTCGTTAGGATATGTGCCGTTCAATGCTCTAGGAATAGGACCAGTCCAACAAGGCATTGGAATCTGTGTACCAACACTAGCAACATTATTTTTTACTGGTTGGAAGTTAGTTACTGTGGTAACACCTTCTTGATAATATGTAACCAAAAGAACACCAGGGTCAACAGTATCAATATCACCACCAGCACCCACATCTAATCGTTTTTGTTTTTGATTAGATTCAACTGCACCCACAATTCCAGGGCATTGAAATCCCTCAACAAAACCTGCGTCAGCATCAGCACGACTATATCCACCCGCTGTACCATCAGGTCCTGCGTGTCTATGGGAAGGCATATGATCTTTACTTAACTTCCTAGGAACAGTATAGTAACTCTTGAAATATACAGGAGGATTAACACTAAAGTTTCTAATCTGTGCAGTCATGTTCTGAGAATCAGTCACAACAAAATTCAAATCAGCAGTAGCATTTAATGCTGTTGGTGGAGAGACTGTAGATCCGTCACCATCAATTAACTGTGTTGTTCCTGCTCCTGTTGGTGTAAGTACATCAGCAACAGAAGGTAATACCCATGCAACTTGAAGAACAATATCATCATTTCCACTGAATACAGATGCTGGAATTGTTAATTTATTTCCTGTAGCAAATCCACTACCTTTATTAACAATATTTGATACAGCAACACGTCCATTAATATCACAGTCAACTGTTAGTTGTAATGCTACACCTGTTACACCAGTTCCAAGAACTAATTGAGTAGTATTACTAGTTATGTTAACAGTTTGTGATGTACGAGTAATATCAGTTTCACCCTCAAGAATAATTAAACCACCAACCGCACCGCTGGGATATGTTTGTCCCATCTGTAGATTAGTTACGTTAACTAAACTTGACTCATAATCAGTCAAAACTCTACCGTTTAGTGCAGGCAATCTAAACTGATCACCAAGTAAGTAATTAGGATATGTTCTATTATTAAGTCCATTAGAAGGACCATATGTGTTACCAATAACTGAGGCAAGAATAGGATAATCAGTTGCTTCTATTGTTTGTCCATTACATTCTAACCACCCATCAGGTTTAGAAGCATTATCTCCCACCCAAGGCATAATGGTGCCGACTTGAGCAGCACGCATTTTTCTTTGTGTTTCGTAATTAGAAGCCATGTAATTAGATCTCTGTTAACCACCAACCACGGAATGCTGGAGGAATAACTGCTCCACCACCGTCGTTAGCACCCATATAAACTAATCCAAATCCAGCATTTCTGGTTTGAACTATCATTTCACCACCAGCATATGCAGTAGCAAGACCACCTGCATTAGTTCCAGTGCTATCACCCATGATAGGTACACTCTGAGGAGCACGAATGATTAGTGAAGTTTGATAGGATAATGCTCCAGAAACTTCAACGAATCTAATCATATCTCCTGTCTCAGCATCACTTGGTAGAGTTAGAACAGTAGTCGCTGCTACCGCAACAATGTAGTTTCTACCACTATTTAATGTTGTATCAGCATTGATGAAGTCCCATCTGCGACCACCATTTCTGTTATAGAAGTTAGTGTTACCAAATGCATCAATCGAAGCATCTTGACGTATCCTAAAGTTTCTATCTGCACTGTTACCAAGATTGGTAATATTGAGAGCGTAATCTGTAGCACTTGGTGTTGTAGTAGATGTGCTAACAATGTTAACATGTCCACCATTGACCGTTAGATCACCATCACCTAGTGCAGAACCATCAACACCGATTCTTGTATCACCAGTCGCTGCATCAACTTGGAATTTAGATGTAGAAGCAGCACCAAACTGAACACCAGTTGTTCCACTGAATACATTAAAGTCGTTGTCTATTGATAGAGAACCAGCAATCTCAGTATCACCAGATGTAGAGTTAACATATAACGCCATCTCTGCATCATCTACAGATGGAACTTTATCACCCTGTAGAGTGATTCTTAAATTACCTGCTAACCACTGATTACCAGACTTATCAATTCTTGCTTTTGGATTGGTTTCAGTACCAGAACCAACAACATTTAATTCACCATCACTATTAATTGTGAGTCTTGTATTAGCGATAGGTTGACCATTTACAATCTTAAACTGAGTATCAGTTGGAGCAGTAGCGGCATCAGATGTAAGGTTAACTGTAAAGTCTTGAGTACCAAGTATTGTAGAATCAACACCACCAAACACAGAATCAATAACAAATCTATCTTGATTGATACCATTGTTAACGATAAACTTCTCAGAGTTAGTATCGTTAACTGCAGTAATTTGTACAAATTCACCAGATGGGCAAGAAGAACCACCACTTATTCTTAGATAGTCGTTAACTTTAAATTGTCCACCAAATTCAGACAGTGCGACAAGAATATCACTAAATGTGATACTTGCACTACCTGCAGTTCCTGCAAGAGGTAAAGCTGCACCTCCTGGGTCAAGAGAAACATTAAATCTAGTAATACTGTTAGGAGTATCATCAACTGCATTAACAACAAAGTATGTTGTACTTGTGTCTACACCAGTTATACTACCAACTTGACCAAATGTAATTACATCACCTTCTTCTAGTTCACCAATTTGAACTTCAATTGTATCAGTTACATCAACAACTTGTTGTATAGCAATAGTATTGCTATTTTGTGGTACTCTACCGATTAGATGAGTTGCAGCTGCAGACTTACCAAGTTTGTAGATAGGAGTGTTATCATTATGTTGTGCAACAGTTGTGCAATCAAAACCTCTAGTAACTTTAACAAGTCTAGTTGTAGCATCAGCACCTGGGGATACAACTTGAACTAACTCATTGTTGATGAGAAGAACGTCACCAATCTCAATACCTTCTATGTTATTAACAGGTAGATTAGTGTATGCAGCATCAACTGGGTTTCCAGTCCATGTTGTAGTACCAGATCCAGTATCAACTAGAGTGTTCTGTAATGTGATACCAGTTGCAGTTCCAGGAGTACCAGAAACAACGATTGGTGTACCACCTTCAGTAGCCGCGATTTGGAATGTACCACCAGCGAGACCAGTTGAATTAACAATAAAGTATGTTGTTGTAGTATCAACGTTGTTTGATAATCCAGTAGTATCTGAGAATCTTACAGTGTTACCATCAATGAAATAGTTATCAGGAACAGAGAATGTACCGTTAACTGTATTCAATGCACTGATAATTTCTATACCATCAATATCATTAATGAACTCATAGAAATCAACATTAAGGTTAGAAAGAGAACCCTTAGCATGAGCAATCTTACTTGTACCAAATTTTCCTCTAGAAACAGTAACTGTACCACTATTAGATCCACCATGCATGGTAACATCACCGAACATATCGGTATCACCATTGACTTTGAGTGAGTTTCTAATAGTTGTTGAACCAGCAACACCACCAATACTAAATTGTGATGCTCTAGTAGCAAAGTTAACTGTAGTACCAGCACCACCTCTTGTAAAGAGATTAATTGTTGCGGCATCAGACTGAACATCTCCACCATTGATATCTAAATCACCATCTAAGATAGTCTGAGCATTCTTAACTGTTAGTGTTGAGTTAGCAGTATTGCTAAACGCACCACCGATTGTAATAACAGATCTATTTGTAAGACCATCAGCAACAGTTCCAATATTGACTGTAGAATCAGTCGAACTGGTATGAAGATCGAATATTGTAGATGCAGTAACATTAGTTCCAATACTAATTGACTGTGCGTTGACCGCTAGATCACCAATATGTAATGTAGTTGCAGAACCAAACGCATTGACTGTGAGTGCATTTGCTTGTAATACATTGAATGTGTTTGAATTAGTTGTAATATCACCGCCATCAATGTTGAGATCACCATCAATGTCTAGATTAGCACCAGATCCAAGCATTCTAACTGTACCTTGAACAGTCAATGTATCAGTCAGTTGACTTCTGCTAACATTAATACCAACTCTAGTGTCTTCAGTAGAAACTCTGAATAATGCATTAGATTGTGGAGAATCAGAAGATCCACCAACTAAGAATGCTTCATCTAAATTAGTTTCAACTTTACTTGTAGTTGGGTTATTAAGGTAATCATTGATTGCTTTACCACTAATAAACGCATTACCAACAACATCTAAGTTTGCTCTTGGTTCTTGCTGGTCATATGTAACACCACCAGCAGTATAAGTTAAGAATCCATACTCATGTGCAGCATGTGCAGTACGAGCAAGTGTGTTAACACCTAATTTGAATTGACCATATGTATCTGTGGTTGTTCTAAGTGCTTCTGCACCAATAACACCAGACTCTTTAAAGTTTTCATCAGATCTTTCTAATACAGCTGTTGGTTCACTAGCAGCAGTCCAGTTATATGTTGCAGCAGTTATCGCATTAGCAACAACAAATTCAATGTAATCATTATCAGATCCAGTTAAATCTGCCTTTGTAATTACCCACTTACCATTAATTAAACTGTTACTAAATCCTTGAATTCTAATTGTCTTACCAACAGCAAGTTCAATACCTGTACTTGAGTTAGTTAGAGAACCAGTCCAATTAATTCTAACCTTACTACTTCCGTCTGTTACCAAATCAAGAATACTTGCTTCAGGAATTATAGAGTAGTAGTTAGCATATACCCAACCAAGAGAACCACTTCTCTCAACAGAGTTACCCTTGAATAGAATATCACCTGCCTGTGGATTTGCTGCAACATCAGTAGAGTTGTAGTATCTTACAAACTGATCATTACTAAATGTTG